TGAAATTTTAGTCTCAGTTGATGGTTTAGTTGGTGCAGGTGGAAGAGGAACTAACACTCTTGGTAACGCTGATATTACTGCTGTGTTCTTTGAGGAGTCAACTTACGCTGCTGCTGCAACAGGAACAGTTGTTGTTATCTACAACGAACTTGTTGATGTAACTAATGGTGCTACTCTTGTAGTTACTAACACTACAGACAGTGCATCTATTACTGCAACTGCTGCTGCACAAACAGGAGTCAACCGTGTTGAATTTACATTCACATGTGCTGCTGCTGATAAGGTACATACTATTGGTGCTCAAACAATTTCTGGAACTATTGTTGATGCAGGTACTTCAACAGCATCTGACAAAGTATTCGTATTAGACGATACTATCGGTGCAGGTGGTTCTGGTTCTACCAAGACAATTACTACAACATAATAAATGAAGTTTGACGAACTGAATGACGATACGTACATTCTTTTCGCCATTAAGCATTATGAAAATCCTCACTGTGTGACTAGAGAGGATTTTGATGAGGACATAAAACGCTTCAAGTATCTTAAAAGACTCTTGAAGCGTTATGTGCGAAGAGGACCTTTAAGGATCCATCTTGTTATTAATCATCTTATCATCCTTTATAATGTTTTTGGTGAAGCTGCGACTCCACTCTTATTCTATAAATTAGAGAGGGAGTATTGGAGTATACTAAAAACTATACTCATCTATTTGAATAAATATCCAGTAGGGATGCTTCCAGATTTAGAAGTTGATCCTGATCTAGAAGAAGAGTTAAACAAGATCTAATGAATGAAGAAGCCCCAACAATGAGTGCAGGTACAGGAGGTTTTAGCAGTAGTGCTAATGCCAAAGGTCCTGTTGCAGGTTTAGATCCTGTTATACAGTTTAGGGGTAAGATCAAAAAGAAAAAGAAGGCACTGAAAGAGACAACAACTTGTCCTCGTGATAGTCAGAAACCTTCAAAGTTATTTCAATATAAAGTAAACATTCCAGAAGTAGGAGAAACTGTAGTCTATGCAAACAGTCCTGCTGAACTTAGAATGAAAATGAGAATGTTAATCATGCCTAAGTATAGGTCTGGTATTAATATTGAAAGAATTATGCCTGGTGCATCTGCTAAATTCTTCATGGATAAACGTATGAAACACATGAAAAATATTCAAACTGAGTCTGCTGGTGATCAACAGATGAAGAATCAAATGAATCAACAAAAGATTCAGAATATGAAAAAGAAGGTCATGCTTAAGAAGCAAGAACTTCAAAAACAATTACAATTAAAAACACAACAGTTGAAGAAGCAAGCAAGAACAGGGGTAGAACAAGACGCGACAAGATAATGTCTGATATCAATTCAGCAATAATAGAAAGACTCGAACGAGTTGTAGAGACCCTACAGGAAAACTCTGTAAAGATGGGTCAAATTCTTGCTGTACACAATGAGAAGTTAGATAAACAGGATAAAATTGATGAGGTATTGTTTGAGAAAATAGATAGGTTACACGCAGATGTTAACAGAGAAACGAACGCGATTAAGAAGGGATGTGAGAGAGACATTCGTAAAGTCGATGACCGTCTCAGACTCATGGAAAAGAAAATGTGGAGCATATTTGGTGCTCTTTCTATTATTTCTTTCCTCGTGTCTCCAGTCGGACAAAAAATAGTAGGACCTGTGTTGACAGGTAACACACAAAGTAGTATTATAGAAAGGCAATAATCTAAACCTTTGAGTGATTGACAAATTTTACGTCAATTTAATATCTGCAAGACTTGATAAGTTTAAGCAGGTACGAGATGGCGTGTACAATTTTAGGTGTCCTTACTGTGGAGATTCACAGAAGCACAAAAACAAATCTAGAGGTTATTTCTTCACAAAGAAAAGTGGTTTAGTTTATAAGTGCCACAACTGTGGTGTAGGTAGATCTTTTGGTAACTTTTTGAAAGACCATTGTAGTGATATCTATGACGAATATGTCATGGAAAGATACAAATCAGGTCTTACTGGTAAGGGCAGAAATGTTGCTGATCCAGTTTTCAAAACAGAAAAACCTAAGTTCAAAAAAAATTTAGAGTTGGAAAATATTGCATCTCTAAATAGAAAGCACCCTGCAATAAAATATCTTCAAAGTAGAAAAATACCTGAGGAATGTTTCTCTAGTCTTTATCATGCTGAAGAGTTTTGTACGTGGGTGAATAAACAAAAACCTACATTTGAAAATGTCAAGAAAGATCACCCTAGAATTATTCTACCCTTCATCGATGAACAAGGAGAATGGTTTGGATTTCAAGGTAGATCTTATGGTTTGAATGATAGAATGAGATACATAACTATCATGCTTGACGAAGATAGATCTAAAGTATTTGGACTTAATACAGTTGACTTTAACAAAACAGTTTATGTAACGGAAGGACCGTTTGATAGTCTGTTTATAGATAACGCTATTGCTATGGCAGGTGCTGACATTGATTGGAACTTGCTTGATGGCAAAGATGTTGTCTTTGTTTTTGACAATGAAAAAAGGAACAAAGAAATTGTAGATCGTATGTCTCGTGCCATACAAAAAGGACATGAGGCAGTTATTTGGCCAACTAATTTAAAAGAAAAAGATTTGAATGACATGTATCTTACTGGACACAACGTGCAAAGTCTGGTAGAATTTAACACCTATGAAGGTCTTGAAGCACAAGTAAAACTCACTGAATGGAAAAAGGTATGACCCCGAAAGAAATCAACGTCATTAAGAGAGATGGAACTAAGACACCTCTTGACCTTGATAAAGTTCACCGCATGGTAGAACTTGCCTGTGAAGGTCTCGCAGGTGTCTCTGAGTCCCATGTTGAAGTCAATAGTGGATTACAATTTTTCGATGGCATTAAGACCAGTGACATCCAAGAGATTCTTATTCGTTCTGCTAACGATTTGATTTCTCTTGAAGCACCAAATTATCAATACGTTGCTGCTAGACTCCTATTGTTTAGTCTTCGTAAGTCTGTGTATGGTGAGCATCCAGACAAACATCCTCATCTTAGAGCACATGTAGATCGTTGTGTTGAGAAAGGAATCTATGATATCGGTATTGTAAATCAATATACTCTAGAAGAATGGGATAAACTTAACAGTTACATTGACCATGATCGAGATTATCTGTTTACATATGCAGGCATTCGCCAAGTAGCGGATAAATATCTCGTACAAGATCGTTCTACAGGAGAGATCTACGAGACTCCACAGTTCATGTATATGATGGTGGCAGCAACTCTCTTTCAAGACGATGATAAATTTTACAGAATCGAATACGTTAAAAAGTATTATGACGCAATCTCCAAACACCGACTCAACATCCCGACACCAATCATGGGAGGAGTTAGAACCCCCATTCGCCAATTTGCAAGCTGCGTTTTGGTTGATGTTGATGACACCCTCGATAGTATCTTTAGTAGCGATATGGCTATTGGCAAATATGTCGCTCAGAGGGCAGGTATTGGTATCAACGCGGGTAGGATCCGTGGGATCAACAGTAAAATCAGGGGTGGCGAAGTTCAACACACAGGTGTTGTCCCCTTCCTTAAAAAGTTTGAATCAACTGTCAGATGCTGTACTCAAAACGGGATCAGAGGCGGGAGTGCCACTGTCCACTTTCCTATCTGGCATCAGGAAATCGAAGACATCTTGGTTCTCAAAAACAACAAAGGAACAGAAGACAACAGAGTAAGGAAACTAGACTATAGTATTCAGATTTCAAAACTATTCTATTCAAGGTTCATTGCAAATGGAGAGATTACATTATTCTCACCACATAATGTTCCTGATTTGTTTGAAGCATTTGGAACTGATAAGTTCGATGAATTGTATGAACAGTATGAGAAAGATGAAACAATTCCAAAGAAATCTGTTGGTGCACAAAAATTAATTCTAGATTTACTTAAGGAAAGAGCAGAGACAGGTCGTCTTTACATTATGAATATTGATCATTGTAATGATCATTCCTCTTTCAAAGACAAAGTAAGTATGAGTAATCTCTGTCAAGAGATCACTTTACCTACTGATCCTATTCAACACATTGATGGTCATGGTGAGATCGCTTTATGTATTCTCTCTGCAATCAATGTAGGTAAGATCAATAAACTAGAAGAGATCGATGAATTATGTGAACTTGCTGTTCGTGGTCTTGATGCATTGATTGACTATCAACAGTATCCTGTAAAGGCAGCAGAGCAGTCCACATTGAACAGAAGGTCACTTGGTATAGGTTATATTGGTTTAGCACACTATCTTGCTAAGAATGGTGCTAAGTATGATTCACAAAAAGCATTTGACCTAGTTCATAAACTTACTGAGAGATTTCAATTTGCTCTTTTAACAGCATCAAATCGTATGGCAATGGAGAAAGGTCCTTGCGGTTATTTCGGTAAGACAAAGTATGCTGATGGAATTCTTCCTATCGATACATATAAGAAGGATGTAGATGAAATCATACCGAATGACCTTTCATGTGATTGGGAATTTTTACGAGGACGAATACTTGAGTACGGACTCAGGCACAGCACGCTGTCCGCACAGATGCCTTCGGAGAGCAGTTCCGTTGTGTCAAATGCCACAAACGGAATTGAACCTCCTAGAGACTACTTGTCCGTTAAAAAATCCAAGAAAGGACCCCTTAAGCAGATTGTTCCATCTTATCAATCGCTTAAAAACAACTACACCCTCCTCTGGGATATGCACAACAACGAAGGATATATCAAAGTAACTGCAATTATGCAAAAGTTCTTTGATCAAGCAATCTCTGGCAACTGGTCATACAATCCAGAGAACTATCCAAACAATGAAGTGCCTATGCAAGTCATGGCAAATGACCTTCTAACAACTTATAAGTATGGTTGGAAGACCTCTTATTACCAAAACACATATGATGCTAAAAAAGATGGTGATGAAACTTCTGATAATGTAGACAATTTAATTAACGAATTACTTACTACGGAGGAAGAAGATTGTGACAGTTGCAAAGTCTGATGTAAAAGGAATGACAGTATTTAATACAAACAAAGTAAACACAAAGAAACAACCTATGTTCTTTGGACAACCACTAGGAGTTCAAAGATACGATTCATATAAGTATCCAGTATTTGATAGACTAACTCAATCACAACTAGGATATTTCTGGAGACCAGAAGAGGTATCTCTACAGAAAGATAGATCAGACTACCAAACTCTCACACCAGAACAAAAACATATCTTTACTTCTAACTTGAAGTATCAGATCATGCTTGACTCAGTACAAGGTCGTGGTCCTGGTATGGCATTTATCCCTTACTGTTCTCTTCCTGAGTTGGAAGCATGTATGACAGTGTGGGAATTTATGGAAATGATTCATAGTAGATCATACACATACATCATAAAGAATGTGTACTCAGATCCTGCAGAGGTATTTGATACTATCTTAGATGATGACAACGTTATGAAACGTGCAGAGTCTGTTACAGAATCCTACAATGACTTCATCGATCATGCTCACGAGTTTGACAATGGTCAGATGTGGGATCTTGCTAGAGATGGTCACACTACTGGAAGATATGATAGAAAAGAACTCAAAAGAAAACTCTACCGAGCAATCGCTAACGTCAACATCCTCGAAGGAATCCGTTTCTACGTTTCGTTTGCGTGTTCGTTTGCTTTTGGCGAGAATAAACTTATGGAGGGTTCGGCAAAGATACTCTCTCTTATCGCTAGAGATGAAAGTCAACACTTGGTTATCACACAAAATATCCTCAAGAAGTGGGCACAAGGAGACGATCCAGAGATGGAAGAAATCTCAAGAGAAGAAAAAGAATATGTGACTCAGATGTTCAAGAAGACAGTTGATGAAGAGAAAGCATGGGCAAACTATCTGTTCAAAGAAGGTAGTATGATTGGACTTAATGAGAAACTACTACATAATTATGTCGAGTGGATTGCTAATCGTCGTATGAAAGCGATTGATATTGATCCTGTCTTCGATGTTGTTGCTAGAAACAATCCATTACCTTGGACTCAGCACTGGTTAAATAGTAAGGGTCAGCAGAACGCACCACAAGAAACGGAGATTGAAAGTTATGTCGTTGGAGGAATCAAACAAGATGTCAAAGGAGACACCTTCGCAGGATTCTCCCTCTAATCCTAGACCAGAGGAAGAGATAGCAGCACAACTAGCATATGCTGAGAACTCA